TCGTAGTCTTGATTAGCCACTGATGTCAATGTCAAACCCTGTAGCCTACTGCTCACTTGACTTGGTGTTCCCACAATGGTTGTGACTTTGGTAGAATTATTGAATGTAAATGTTCCGCCACTGCCTGTTGAAGTAATAGTTGAAATTGGCAGTGTGCGACTTGGAGTGATAGTCACGGTCCAAGTGGCACTGGCATTGCCATCAGTGTATGCGGGAACGCCTGTAATTGTCTGCGTGGTGCCACTGGTATAATTGAATGTAGAAGGTGTGCCAAATGGTTCAACTCTGGGTCTTGCATATAAAGTTGATACTGCACTCAATGTTTTAGTAATGCCAAGGAATCGTCTAGCAGAAACAGCCACATTGAAGTTAGACAACATTCTAATGTCGTAGTAATATCTTTCATCATAGACAATGTAAGTGTAGGTTTTGAAACCAAGACTGCTGTCAAAATAATTTATATCAACGTTCACATACCAACCAAACTTGCTGGCATAGCCTGCGGGCACATTCCAAGTGGGCTTTTTTATAACATCCCATTGTGCTTTGGTTTTAACTCCTGTGATGGTGTATATGTTTCCTGATTGTGCAATAGTTACACCAGTTGGGGTACTGGGCCAAGTGAGTGTAGCACCTGTTAGTGGATCAACTGCTCTACTTTCAATTGTAAACACTATTGATAGATTGGCAGTTGAATAATTTCTAACTTCTTCAATGTTGATGCCGCTGGGGATTGCCGCATAGGCTGTAGATGTAAATGTTATTTCATTGAAATAGGTTATCTCAGCTCTGTCAAATGTTGCTCCACTGGGTCTTGAATCAGTGTAGTCTATTAGAGTTGCGGCATAATTGTTTAAGTCATTAAAGCTGTTCATGTGCTGTATATCTCCGTGTTGCCAATACCAGCACCGTATCTAGTATTTGTCATATAATCATTGAGAACATCGCCTGGTTGATTCATTGAGTTTCTCATTTTAAATTCAAGTCGTCCAAGTCCAGTAAAGCCAGCGGCTCTATTGTAGTTGACTTTGACTAGGCAGAATACCAAATCATCCATGGTGTGTGCCGCAGTCCAATTGGGGAATACTGAATAGGCTGGGCTTGATTGTCCCACCATGCCAGTGAGGTTTGTGGGGCTGTTGCTGCCACCATTGTAGAAATATAATTCAACGCAATTTTCAATCTTGGTTGAAACATTGCCGTCATCATCAACAAGTCTAACGGCTCTAACACCATCACCACTCATTGATACTCTATTGCCATTCCAGTATAGTTCTTCAAATGTGATTACTGAAGGTGTGCCGCTGATTAAATTGCCTGTCTTTTCACAAATGGTAATGCAATACCACATGGTTAGATTGTCGTTCGTCATTACTGCATCTGTCACAATGCCACCTAGAAAGGCTGTGCCATATACCACAGGTATGGCATGATTGGTGTCTGGATCTACCTGTTCACGCACTCCATAGTCTGGGGTTGTGGCATTCTGTGGCTGTGCTGGCTCTGGTACGGTGTTTTCTTTTTTGGTTGAGTCATTGACTTGATTTACTAGGAAGCCCAATGCAGTTGAACGCACCAATCCACCAACCACACCACTGCTGGTTGCCACATCAAATAGACTGCTGCCTATGTCAATGATATCATCTAGGAAGCTCATGCTTTTGGTGCTCCAAAGTTAAATGTTGCATTCTCTAAGTTGGGCACACGATCCATGCTGATGTCATTGGGATAATATCTCTTTTGACTTTCTGGATTGGTTCTACGTCCAGCAACTTTATTCTGTAATACACTGGCAGCACTGGCACAGGTGATTACCAAGGTGTTTGTGGCTGTTTTACTTGTGTTGTCAAGTTCTTCATTAAGGCTGTAATTGTTCACAAAGCCGCGAAAGCGTCCAAGTGGATTGCCTTCAATGTCTAGGTATGCTCCAGTGGCAGCATCAAATAACGCACGATATACTCTCACTGGTGCTCCTTTAATCTTTGAGTTAACAATTTCACCAATGCTGTTTGTGGGGATGCCACTGATGGTGATAGTCAAGTCTGCATTGCTAACACGGATCTCACTGCTTGAACTGGTGATGCCCATTAACTTGCCAAGCCCTATATATGATTCTTCATTGATGGTAAATGGTGTCAGTCTATCGCTGAATTTTAACACCTGTGCAGAATACGCATCAGTTGGCAGCACACGATACTCATCTATTTGTATTCTCACAAACAAATGACTTTCAACTGCGGCATATGAAGTTAAGTTAATGCTCATACTAGATTCTCAACAAAGGTAAAGTTGCCATCCCAAGCCACTAGTCCTGCGGTGCCTTCTGTCAATGTCCACTGCGGAAAGTTGGTGCATATGACATTCCAAGTAATGTTGGTGCCTACCTTAACCACAATGCCTGCGGCACCAGCTTCAATCACAGGACGATGCAGAGTCACTGACATTGAGTTATATGCAACATCAGCGGCTACCTTGTAGACATTGCCTGTTCCTAATTGAATGTAATCACCTGCACGAAATTTGTATTGTCCCACACTTAATGTTGATGCAGTAGTTAGTGTCAGTGTATTGCTACCCTGTGTACTTGTGGCTATGGCAATGCCGCCACTAACACCAGTCTGGCTGGCATAGTTGCCTTGATAGCCAACTATTAAAGGAAGGTTCGTGAGATTGATAGTGGCTGCTGTGGTTTTGTCTAGAGCCTCTGAAGCCGCAATGTATGTTCTCATTTCACGCCAAGTAAGTCCATCTGGAACCTTAACATCAAACTTCCATATCTGTCCTCCACGACTGACAGCACGAGTGGTGCCATCACGGGCCTGTGTGCTTGCCACTATCTTTTTTGTATCAATGCTAAGTGTTTCAGCACGATCTATAATCCATTGAAAGCTCATTTTATCTCCTTGCTGGGACGCCCTTGGCGCCTTGCATACTTAATCCATATATGAAGCTGGGATCCTGTGCCAACATCTGCTTGAAGCTTTGTGCATCCACGGCATTGATGTTGTAGGTTACTGATGTTGATCCACCGCCCATTGGTGTCACGTTGGCAGGACCACTGACAAACTCAGGACCATTCTCACCAACAACACCAAACTTGCCTGCGCCAATTTGTCCACCGTTGGCAAAGAAGCCATCAAACAGACTGCCAATTGAGTCAAAGAAGCCGCCACCACCGCCTCCTCCACCACCACCAAATATTCCGCCTACTGCATCAGCAATGCCACCAAAGGCTCCTGAGATGCCATCCACAATGCCGCCTACGGCGCCACTGACTCCATCCCAAATGCTTGTGCCAATACCTGACACGGTGTCCCATATTGCACCTAGTCCACCGCCGCCTTGTCCTTGATCCTGCATTGGGCCCATAAATCCGCCACCACCTCCACCACCACCAATGTCTATAACATACATGGGATTGTTGGCAGAACTGCCAGGGGCTCCACCACCACCACCGCCAAATAAGCCAGCGATAGAGTCTAGGATACCACCTCCGCCACCACCACCTCCTGAAGCACCACCGCCACCACTCTTGCCCATTGAGCCTGTGATGCCGCCTAGGATGCCAGCAAATGTTGATTGTATTTGACTGCGTAGTAGTTGTTCAAGCATATCATTCACAAAGCCTTTCCATTCAAACTTACCAGTCTTGGCAAATTTAACAATGACATCTTCCATGCCCTGTGTGGCTTTCTTAAATAGGTTCTCTGCTTGCTTGGCAGCATTGGTAGCATTGTCTGCATATTCATTGAATGCCTTCTTCCAACCTGTGCTAAATCTACGACTATTGTTATAAGCCTCTTCAGTGGCTCTTTGCAGTTGAGCATTGCCTTTGTTGGCTTCATCATAATAACGCTTGGTTTCATCAGCAGTCAGTTTAGCCAAGCCAGCACTACGACGACGGCTGTTTTCTGCATCAATGGCAGCTTCTGCTGACTTGCGTGAGGAAATGGCAATTTCTTCATATGATTTTTCAAGCCCGCTCATGGTGCTCAATCTCATATCATCCATGATGTCTTGAACTTTTCTAACACCTTCAATTTCAGTTTTATAAGCAAAGTCTTGAACTGCCTTCAATGCCTCGTAGGCATTACGCTTGGCTTCAAGATTCTTAATTGCCTGTTGAGTTGTTTCTGTATCAATCTTGGCACGTTCTTCAATCTTGGCAATTTCAGCATTGATTAAGGCTTCACCGCCTTGTTGTTTCTGTGCTTCATTGAGTTTTGATTTTTGTTCAATCAGTTTGGCAATCTCATCAGAGGCACGTTTGGCAATATCAATTTCAGCCGTTCTAACATCTATTTCTTCTCTGGTTTTGCCCACCAATTCAGTTTGCAGTCTAATGGCAGCAATGTTCTGCTCATTCATCTTGACAAAGTTGGCAGTGACATTACCAATGCTGTTCTTTAATTCATCAATGGCTGATTTCTGTTTGCGTGTGATTTCAGCGGCTGCGGCTGCGGCTTTGGCAGCATCTTCTGTGGCTGCGGTGTTGTTGTTGATGACTGCGGTGTTGTCTTCAGGTTTAAATCCAAAAAACTCTTTGACAGCATCAGTGGCTTCACCAAGTGCGGCGTTTATCTTGGCGGCAGTTTCTGGGAATATGGCACTCAATGCAATAGCGGCAGCACCAATGGCAGTTAACACTCTGCCAAAGATAGTACCAAACTTGAGCACGTTGACTACCAAGCCCAGTGTGGTAGCCAGTAATCCCCCAAATGCCACCTGTAGGGCCTGTATGGCAACGGTGGCTCTACTTAATGCACTCAATGCCACAAATGCCGCTGCCAATTTCACTATGTTCTCAATGAAACTGCCAAGACGTTCTTGATCTAATGAGTTCACAAACTTGGCAATTGGGTCAAGAATTTCTAGTAGAGTTAATTTAACTCTGCCTAAGGCTTTATCTAGATTGTCCTGCAGTTCAGCGGCACGGGCAATTGATTCTGCATACTTTTGACTTTCTTTAGTGCTGTTGGCATAGGCTTCTGCCAAGCCACTTGTGGCTACATTGCGGAACTCTTTGCCTAATAATTGTTGTTTAATAAAGGCTTGTTCACTCTTGTCAGTGATGCCTTCAAGTCCTTTGATAGTCTTTGCTAGGATGTCTTGTTCGCTGAGAGTGGCTAGGTCCTTTAGACTGACACCTATTTTACCAAATGCACCTTGTAGTTCTGCTGAACCATCATTGGCAGATCCAATGTTAGTGACTAACCTGAGAATGGCTTTGTCAGCAATATCTGCTGAGCCACCAAATGCCTGAACTGCCTTTTGAAAGCCCAGTATGTTGCCAGAGGCAACGCCAGTGGCAGCACTCAAGTCTTGGATGCCGTCTGCAAATCTCAATATACTTGAAATGGCAGCACCAACTGCAATGCCACCAATGGCATTTTTCAATCCACCAAAGGCATTACTGACACCAGCAACCTTGTTTTGTAGATTGCTTAAGGCTTGAACACCAGCAGTGGTGTTGACGTTTACGTTATAGTTTAGATTAGCAGCCATTTCTTACCTCTTCATTAGTTTATCAAGGTGTTTCTGCAACCACAGCTCCCAAGGCTTAGTCATACCTTTTGGTGCTTGCTTTGAATAGCCTTCATCAAGACGTTGAGCGTAGGGATAATTGGCTTTGATAGTATTGCCTTGAAGTGTGGTTTTTCTACGAGCATTACCACTCTTGACGGGTGTCAGCTTTTGATATTCAGTGACAGCTGCCTTGGGAACTGCCCCCAACTCTCGTTTAAGTTTAGTGATATCCCCAGTGATCCTATCCTGTATATCTAGTTTAATGTCAATCATTACTTTACACGCTCCTCGCTCATTGCTTTAACATCGTTCCACATTTGTTGCATTTCTGCCTTGCTGGGCATTGCCTTCTTTGGACTGGCAAACACCTGCTTGCTTTCTTTGCCTTGTGCCTTTTGTTCTTGATATTTAATGAACCTAGAATGCGTATCAAGTACATACAAATCAAATGTGGTTGCCCTACCTAACACTTCTGAGGGCAACA